AACCCTGACAGCCGGGACACTCTATCAGGTAACGGCCACGGAAGAGGATCACTTTGGTTCGGGGGTTGTGGTTTATGACACTTTTACCGCGGCGGGGACTGAGACTTGTGATGATAACAACAAAGTTAAGCCCGTCACGCTCCCCGCTACTGTATGGGCGGAGCGGCTGGAACTCAGGGGTGACGAACGGTGGAACGCTCAACAGGTGGTGGCTGGAATCTCATGCAAATATCGTATCAGATATCGGGATGACGTTGGGCCGTTGGATGTGCTCATTGATAGCGATTCGAGGGAGTACGATATCACAGCGGCTTTGGAGTTGGGGAGAAAAGAAGGACTGGAATTGATTGTATCAGCGAGGGGCGAATAATGGCACAACCTGCATTCAAATTGACAAATCAATCTGGAATTTACGTCATAGAGAACATAGGCAACGGGAAGCGTTATGTCGGTTCGGCGGTAAATATTAAACGTCGTTTTATTGAGCATAAGAGTCCACTCAGAAGGGGTCTTCATTGGAATAAATATCTTCAACGAGCTTGGAACCTTCAAGGGGAGGATACATTTAAATTCTATCCGGTCTTAATTTGCAATAAGGAAGACCTTATTTATTTCGAGCAAAGAGCCATTGACTCCTTTGATGCAGCTAATCCTCTCAATGGGTACAATCTTAGACCGAACGCACGGAATAATCTGGGGTTCAAACACAGCAATGAAAGCAAGGCAAAAATCAGCGCGGCGGGCCGCGGGGCTAAAAATCACAATTACGGGAAGCCAATGCCTGAAGCTATAAAAAGGAAAGTGTCCATTGCAAAGACCGGGAATAAAACGCTCGGAGATGCTTTCCATGCAAAAGCCATTAAGGACACTTGGAATGGGGTGGTTTATTCTTGCATAAAAGAAGCGGCTCTGGAAACGGGCATTCCGCCTGCGTCAATCAGGGAGTGGGCTTGTGGGATAAAACGGAGCGAGAAGTATCACGGGAGATTTGTGTTTGTTGATAAGAGATATCGCCCTGAAACAGAGCCAACGGGCAGACCCCTTGGGAGCAAGCATCCTCTGGCACGGAGGGTTGTCGATACATGGACAGGGAAAGTCTTTGGAACGATCAAGGATGCCGCAGAGCATAACGGATTTGATCGTAATATTATTAGGGGCTGGATTATTGGCAGGAGGACTGGTGGCGCTTACAAAGGACGTTTCCGTTATGCAGAGGAAGTGGGGGTGTAACTTATGGCTGATAAATCGTTTTCTTTTCAATTGGTTGGGTTAAAGGAATGTATGGCAGCTTTAGACGAACTTCCTACGATCTCTATGAAGCGCGGAGTCGTGCGTAATGCCCTGAAAAAGGCTGCTATCCCCATCAAAGACCGTGCCAAAGAAAACGCGCAGGGCATAAAAATTGATAACCCCGGCGTAATAGCTGAATCGGTGAAGATCGGGACGAGCTTGAAAAAGTCACAACGGGGAAGAACGGAGCGGGACCGGGTGACGGTTTATGTTGGCTCTTCTCATCCACTCGCCCACTTGTTCGAGTTTGGCACCGCCGAACGGTACAAAAAGAGCGGGGCATATACGGGCTATATCCCCCCGATGCCGTTCATGCGGGAGGCGTGGGACAGCAAAAAGAAGGTATCTCTTGACCTCCTGAAAGAGGAGTTGTGGAAGGCCCTTGAGAAGGCCGCGAAGTTGCTTTATAAAAAAGCCCTCAAGGGCACATTAACGAAGGGGCAACAAGCGGGGCTGTTAAAATGATCGAGAGTGCATTGCGATATATTTTGGTGAACGACACGACCGTGAAAGCGATCACAACTCGCTGCTATCCCGTGACCATCCCACAAGACCCGACATATCCCTTGATACTCTACACCAAGATATCAGGGATGCGGGATCATGCCTTGCAGGGGGCCTCTGGACACGCTCACCCGCGCTTCCAGATTGAAGCATGGGACTTAACATATTCAGGAGTCAAGACCCTTGCGGACGCAATCAGGAATGCTCTGGATGATTACACAGGAACGGCGGCGGGGACGGTCATACATTCCTGCCTGATAGAATCAGAACGAGACACTTACGAATCAGAAATTGAGATTTACCGGATCATGCAAGACTACATGATCTGGCATGAAGAATAAAACAACAAGGAGGAAAAAACCATGGCAGTAGATATGCTGGAATCACAGGGAACTAAATTAGAGATGAACACGGGGACGACGGGGAGTGCCGAGACCATAACGGTGATGACGCTCTCAAATCCCACGGTACTAACGTCGATAGGGCATGATCTGACAAACGGGGATGTGGTTGCGGCGGCTGATTTCGCCGGGGATGATGCGGCAGATATCAACGGTAATAGCTATGTTGTCAGGTATGCCACCGATGATACGTTCGCCATTGATCTTGATTCGTCTGCTCTCACCATCACCGACAACGCCGACAGCGCCACAATGACCCCGCAGACGTACACCGAAATATGCTCAATCACTGATTGGGATTTGCCCGGCGATACCCACAACATGATTGATTACACGGCACTCGGTTCAACGCGGGCCGAAGAGAAGCCTGGTATCCCTCGTGGAAGCGCGGTGACCTTCAGTGTCAACTGGACTTCTGACGATACCGGTCTTCTGGCGGCTGAAGTTGCGAGGGCGGCAAAGACCCTTAAGACCTTCAAACTCACGTACTCGGATTCCTCAGTACACACCTTCACCGGCTACATAATCGGCATCAATGATTCGGGCGGCGGTGATGACAAGGTTAACGGTTCGATCACGATCCACAGAGTGGGAGCATTGACGTTATCGTAATGAAACAAGTAAAAAAATGCAGCAAGTGCGGTGGTATAAAGCCACTTGCTGCCTTCAGAAAGAGCGCGCGCGGCAAGAATGGGCTGCGCGGTGAGTGCAGAGATTGTGAAACGGCACGAGAGAAGAAATATTACCAAGAGCACAAAGCGGCAATATTAAAGCAAAAAAAGAAATACCAGCAAGAGCACAAAGAAGAAATAGCAGCTCGGGTGAAAGTGTATTGCCAGACCCCCAGCGGCAAGATGGCCAGAAAAAAAGGAGAGAAACGGTATAAACAAACTCCTAATGGCAAAGAGACAAGCAAGAGGCATAGGCATAAACAAAGGGCACAAAAAATGGGCGTGCTATATGAGATATTTGATCCAGTTGAGATATTTGAGCGGGACGGGTGGAGATGCCAGCATTGCCATAAAAAAGTGCAATGGTACGGTGAAAGTCGCACTAATCCACTATATCCGAATCTTGACCATATAGTATGCCTTGCAAACGGCGGTGAGCACACAAGACGAAATACACAACTGCTTTGCCGGGCGTGTAACAATAAAAAAGGTACAAATGATGTTGGTGAGCAATTAAGGCTATTAGGGTGAAACGATGATTGAAGGAACCAAGAGAGTAAAAATAGACGGGAAGTCATATCCCCTGCGGTTTAATTGGAAAGCGTTGGCGGAGATAGCTGATAAATATGGAGATAGTCCGAATCTCTTTGAGCCGGAAACCGTGGCCTTTGTCGGGTCCGCTGGAATGAGGGAGAAGCACCAAGAGATGACCCCGGAAAAGATCATGGAGTTATCGCCTCCTCTGATACCCTTTGCCAACGATGTTCAGGAGGCTTTGAAGTTTGCGTACTTTGGTGATGCTCCGATACCTGAAGGCGATGTAAAAAAAAAGCGGACCCTGACTGGTTGGATCAGGCGTATCGCTCGGCGGTGGTTGCAGGATTAAGCCCGGTCGAGTTCTGGCAGTTGACCCCGTACCAGACCCGACTGGCGATGGAAGCCACCATGGAACGGAACGACAAGCAAGCATGGTTGATAGCGGCATTCACCCGGACAAAGAAGTTGCCGAAATACGAGAAATTGAACCGGGGCAAGAAGCCGGGCAAGAGTAGCCTGGATTTGAAGAGGGCGATGCAAGCAACAGCGGGGAAGGAAAAGAGGAAATAACATGGCTGAACCTATCGGAGCATTAAGGGCGGAACTTTCAGCTGGTCATGCGCAATTTGCTTCTGACATGAAGAAGGCCAAGGATGCGGTGCAGACTAACGCTACCGGTATGCAACGGGCGATGTCTAAGGTGGGCAAGAGCTTTACCGGCGTCACGGGGAATCTGAAAGCCCTAGTTTCCGCCCTTGCCATAGGTGCGGCTTTTCGTGCTGTTACCAATGCGACCAAAGAGCAGGAGGCGGCAATAGCTCAGCTTGAGCAGACCCTTAAATCAACAGGCCGTTATACCCCTGAATTGTCTTCTAAATTACAAGGCTATGCGGCGGAACTCCAAAAGATAACAACCTATGGCGATGAAACAACTATCGCCATGCAGGCACTCCTTCTTACATTTACAAAAATAGGCGGCGATGAATTTAATCGCGCTCAAAAAGTGACCCTTGACGTTGCTACAGCCCTCAAAACAGACCTAAAATCAGCGGCATTGCAAGTCGGGAAGGCCCTAAATGATCCCGTTCTCGGCATGACAGCACTTTCCCGGTCCGGTATCCAGTTCACCGATGCCCAAAAAGAGGTTGTAAAAGAGCTGATTAAAACCGGCGATACTGTAGGGGCACAAAAGATCATTCTCAAAGAGCTCGAAACACAGTTTGGGGGGAGCGCAGAGGCCGCAAGAAACACACTAGGCGGTGCTCTTGCATCTCTAAAAAACGCATTCGGTGACTTGGTAGAGGGTGCTGACGGTAAAAGCATTAAGGGGACTACTGAGGCGATTAATGGATTGACGGAGCTTTTGCAAGACCCGGAAACGATCAAAAACGCTCAAACCCTCACTAATGCCATGATAACCGGATTCGGGAAAGTTTTAAAAGCGATATCCACAACCGTTGAATTTACAAAATGGCTAGGTGAAGAATTGGCCGCTCAGATATACGGGGTTGCCGGGGATGATATCAACCGGCTTGAGGGAAGCCTTGATACGGCCAAGAAGAAGTTACAGGAGCTTGAGGATGGCTATAAGGCGGTTGGGTTTGCCGACAAACTACTAGGGAAAATAGGCATATCGGAAGGAATACTTGAAAAGCTTCGCGGTATTAAAAGTGCGCGGGAAGAGGTCGCAAAATTACAAAAGCAGGTGGATGACTACTATGCATCTGAGGAGGCAAAATCGAAAAAGAGTGGGACTAAAACCCCTGCCGTAACAACGCCAAACGTACTGGTTGCGACAGGCGGCGGGGCTGGGGAAGAGACAGAAGCAGAAAAAGCATTGAGAGAAAAAAGATTGGAAGCAGAGGCTAAATTTCGCGATGAGCTTGAAAAACTAAAAAAAGACGGGATTGATCGAGATCTAGAAGTCCTGAAACAGGGATATGAGAAAGAGCTTGAAGCAGCCCAAAAACTAGGAGCGGACACAACCAGCCTGACCGAAGCGTATCAACTCAAGAAAAATGACATCATACAAAAGGGCGAAGAGGAAATAATAGGTCAAGGGATAGACAACCAACTCTTGCTACTCGAAGCCGAAGAAAAGGCAAATGAAGAGAGATTAAACAAGCGAGCAGAATTTTCAGACGAGTACAAAAAAGCCACTCTCTCAGATGCGGAATATGAGTTGTCTAAACTCCAAGAACAATATGACGCCTATTCCGTCTATATCACCGACAAGGTAGCCCTTGATGAGTGGTACGCTGCAAGCAAAAAGAAGATTCTTGACAAGGAAAAAGATGACGAAATCGGAATGCTAAAAGAGCTAAAAACCGCTATTGACGGATGGGGCCGCGATAGTACCGATGCAATAGTGGCGTTCGCCCGCACAGGTGAGATGTCCTTTTCCGACATGGTCGATTCAATGATTGATGACCTGATGAGGATGTTCATTCAGCAACAAATCATGGGGCCGTTGTTTAGCTCGATAGGCGGCTTTGATTTCGGGTCTCTCTTCGGTAGTGCCAAAGGCAACGCATTCCAGAACGGCAACCTCCTCCCCTTTGCCAAGGGCGGAATAGTAACCCGTCCAACAGTCTTTCCCATGGCTCAAGGTGCTGGCTTGATGGGTGAGGCAGGGGCAGAGGCTATAATGCCATTGACTCGGATAGGCGGTGAGCTGGGAGTCAAATCAACAGGCGGTGGCGGTATGATTGTCAACATCTACAATTCCACAGGAGACAGCGTAGAAACTAAAGAGGGTATGACGACAGATGGGAGCCCGACACTGGATGTAATGATTGATCAGGCAGTGGCGAAGAAACTCGGACAATTCGGCAGCCAATCGAATAAATCCTTGCGTCAGAATTTTGGCGCTTCACAGAGATTAACGGGGAGATAATATGAGTGTACCGGCATGGAGCGCAACTCTTCCGCAAGAGCTATTTGTCGCAGGTTATGGACAATCGGCTCCGGCGGTGACTATCAAATCAAGCATGGATGCAGGGCCCGCTAAAGTACGGCGAAGATTTACGGCTGGCGTATCCCCGGTTTCAGGCACAATGATCATGACGGCGGCACAACTAGCAACCTTCCAGACCTTTTTCAATACAACTCTTCTGGGCGGCGCTCTCCGGTTCTCCTGGACAAAGCCCCCGGCTCATACCGTGGCTTGCGAAATGAGATTTACCGATGTGCCGACATGGACAAAGGTTGAAGATGTTTATGAAGTAAGTTTAAACCTGGAGATTTTACCATGACGACCACCTCACTGAATTTCCGAGAAGCCGCCTTTGCACAAGAAACAGGCAGATGTCCGATTGCCCTGATTACGCTCTCCCATGATGACCTTACAGAGCCTATACGAATCAGCACAGACCCCACACAGAGGATCACAGAGCTTACGACTGACAGCGAACTTGTTTACGGCACAGTATCAAATGGTGACAATTATGTATTTCTCCCGGTCAACATTAAACTCCCCGACGACACCGATGAGGGGCCGTGGGAAATGCAACTCGAATTTGACAACGTACACCGGGCATACACCGAGGCGATCCGAAGCATATTTACACCGGTCACCTGCCAAGTCGATATCGTGATGGACGATGCCCTTGACACAATCGATGCAAGCTGGCCGGAGTTTCAACTGACGAACATAAGATACAACGCTACGGCGATAACAGGGACGTTAAAATTGGAAACTCTGGAGGCCGAGCCCTATCCGGCTGGTGCTTTTGTCCCGTCATGCTTTCCGGGGCTATTTTAGGCATAGGAACATATAGGGCAATCTGAGAAAGTCGATTGTGGGGCAAATATGAGGGTCGTCAAATTGTTGATATGATTGAATATGTAGGAATACCCTTTTTGAGGGATGGTAATGACCGAAACGGGCTGGATTGCTGGCGTTTGATCGTTCTTGTCTATTGCGAACGGCTCAATATCGACCTCCCGGACTTCGCCGGGGCGTTTGTTGACGGCTCTCTGGCCTCATTAAAAAAGGTCACGCGGATGATACGGGACGGGAAACAGACATGGCAGAAAGTTGATAAGCCACAACCGTATGATGTGATCCTACTCAGAACCGGAAGCATGGTATATCACGTTGGGATAGTGATCGATCGCAAGAGAATGTTGCACGTCATGGAGGGTATAAACTCGACGATTGAAGAGTTTACCGGCATTCAGTGGAAACAGAAGGTAGAGGGATTTTATCGATATGTCAGATAACAGAGAAATAATAGTAAGCCCGATGGCCTTTCATGCTCCGCAAGTAGCACAGGTTCCCCACGGTGCGACCATACGTGAGATTGTGGCCTCCCTCTACCCTGACTTGTATGTGATTGTGGAGGTTGACGGCGTACCGATCCCCCGTGATGATTGGTGGAAGGTGCCCCCTACAAGCTCCCACGTCTTGATAAGTGTTCCCCTGCACGGTGGGGATGGGAAAAACCCCCTCCGAACACTCTTGACGATTGCTGTTATTGTGGCGGCAACGTATTTTGGGGGGCCAGTAGGAACCTATATCGGATTTACGGGAACAACTGCTACGGCCGTTGGATCAGCCGCAATCATGACTGCCGGAATGCTTCTCGTCAATGCCATTGCACCGGTTCGGTTGGCAAGCTCTCTCTCCTCAAGACAATCCTACTCCGACTCAGACACCTATTCCGTCGGCGCGAGCTCAAACCAAGAAAAGCCGTGGGGGACGGTCCCTGTAATTTTGGGGACACATAAAGTCTACCCGCCCCTCGGAGCGAAAGCCTATACAGAAATAGTCGGGGCAGATGAATATCTGCGGATGCTCTTTGTGTGGGGTTACGGCCCGATGCGAATTGAGGATCTGAAGCTAGGGGATACCGCCCTGACCTCATACAGCAACGTGGAGATTGAGACGAGGGAAGGGTGGTCAACAGATACGCCCATAACTCTTTTTCCATCACAGGTATATCAGACCGCAGTCAATACAATACTGACCTCTACCGGGGGGATGGTTACAAGAACCGCACAGGCAAATGTGGATGAATTGTCAGTGGACCTTGCTTTTCCGCAGGGGCTTGTCCGGTTTGATGATGCTGGGAATAGGCAGAGCGAAACTGTAGAATTAACCATCCAGTACAGAGAGGTAGGGGAAGAGGAATGGGTTGATGCCCCCACTACCCGGGCCTTATCGGTCAGTGGTACGAGCATTAGTACCGATGGGGACGCAAACGGGACATACAGTGTCTATGTCTCCAATCCAGAGGCTGTGATTTATCGGGCTTTAGGGACTGGCGAAATAGAGGGAAGTTACAGGATCGGCGAGTACGTTCTGGAAGGTCTTGGAATCATTCAAGAAGTTACAAATTTATCTCCGGAATGGTGCACAGGTCTTGTCTGCACATTACAAATGACAATCGGAAGTGCCTACCAAATCTTGTATAAAATTTCTGTCACTGGCGGCACCGCTGGAACAGTGGCTTCCGAAACTGCCTACTTTGAAGACAAGACCACATCAATAGTCAGACGTGGCTTTAACTGGCCGGTTGACAAAACAAAGGAGTATGAAGTCGGCATTACCAGGACAACTGCAGACACTGACGATGATCAGATTATCGACGATGTGTACTGGACAAACCTTCGGGGCATTGACACCGATGACCCCCTTGATTTCCCTTATCCGGTCGCAGTAACCGCCCTCAGAATTAAAGCCACTGACCAGCTTAATGGTGTGATCGACAATCTTAACGGAGTGGTGTCGTCCTATGCGCCCGTGTGGGATTCTGTCGCGGGAGAATGGGGATCCGATGAGGCAGACTACGAGGTAACAAACAACCCCGCCGCCCTGATTCGACACGCCTTGACGGGCAATGCAAACGCACGGGCAAGGACTTCCACGCAGATCGACGATGCCACCCTTGGCGAGTTTTATGAGTTTTGCGAGACAAACGGATATGCCTTTAATATGTATCGGGACTACACCGCCTCGGTATTTGAGACGTGCCAGGATATAGCCTCTGCTGGCCGGGCCTCTGTGACGATTAAGGACGGCCTTTGGTCTGTCACCGCAGACACCGGAACCCAAACCCTTGTGCAGCATATCACTCCCCGGAATAGTTGGGGGTTCAGTGCGGAGAAAACCCTTTACAATCGCCCCCACGCTTTCAGGGTGAAGTTCAAAAACGAAGATAACGACTACGCCGACGATGAGCGCATTGTCTACGCAGACGGCTATACCTCCGAAAATGCAACCCTCTTTGAGTCGATGGAGTTCCCCGGCATAACCAACTCAGATCTGATATGGAAGTTTGGACGGTTCCACATTGCGCAGTCGCAGCTCAGGCCGGAAATGTACTCACTATATCAGGATTTTGAACACCTTGTATGTCGTCGTGGCGATAAGGTTCGCGTGTCTCACGATGTGCCTCTGTGGGGCTCTGGGTGGGGCCGTGTGAAGTCTTTGACCATTGCCACTGGGAACATTACCCATATCACCCTTGATGAGTCTGTGGCGATGGAGGCGGGCAATACATACGGGTGCCGGTTCAGGCTTTCGTCCGGTGCCACTCTTATATTATCAATTGTCCTCGACGTGGGGGAAACTGCAACCCTAGAACTCACAACCCCTGTTGCAATCTCAGCCGGGCCGGAAGTAGGCGACCTGGCC